GCGATTTTGTTTGTTTCTGTGACATAGTCTGCATTTTGGATGAAATGAGATTATGTGATATACGTTGTTAGATGTATGGAATACCGCTCTAACTGGGCGGGACTATTCATCCTACTGTTACCCGACGTATCTAACTCTCATGAAGAGTAAGCCTCCATGTCCTTCACCCTGGATAAATTCCGGTTGGTGAAGCATTAGGACTTCTATATAGTATGACAGTTTCTAGCGAAAACCTAGAAAATCGTCGCACAACCATCTTTTCGTGGTGCGCGCAACCGTATACTCACCCTACAATAGTAGGTATGAAGAATTAGCTTATCTTATGATTTGGATACTAAGGGAATGTTCCGTGTAGTCTCTCGGCATTTTGTTTAGCACGTAAATATTTACACTAGACCAATGCGCTATGTATTGTTGAACTAATTCTGATCAGAATAATGATTCATGCGTTTCGTACCCCAAGAGGTTCGGTTTACCATTAAAGGTAGGGAAAGAGTTATCCCACGTACTGACTCGGTATCCACGCAGCGAGATCCCACGGGATCGCTAAAGGTTATCAAGATTCGTCATTTCATTTTCATAAATTTAAACAACAATCCACATAGCAGAGGTCCAGAAACGTTTTGGACAATTACACAGCAGAACTCCATAAACAGTTTAAGGTCATGTTTAGGACCATGAAGGATTACTCGAGACGAGGAATCACATCATAACGTATATCACCAATAGGCGGACACACAGGCGCCCCCACGCAATATACTTGCGCGGCCCAATAGGTCTCAAGACCTTCAGCTGACATAGGCTTCAATCGATATTCCTTTCGGATCTTCGAAGTAAAAACCTTAGGATCATCTCGCACAATCTGCGATCCATCCCCAAAAGCTGCACGCGTCGCATAAGCAATGCGCGCCAACCATGTGTCATCTGCATCCGTGATGAGTTGCTCATGTTTCATCGGGACATACGAACCGGGTATCATCTTAGGATTTAACAATGCACCGGCGAATTGGCGGGTCAAAAGACCCCCGCCTTTCATTCGATAGAGAGCCATACTGGGATCCGCTACAAACCTTGCAGCGACTTCCCTCTGAGCCCTTGAGACTTTCCAATCTCGTGGCGCCAAACTAATATCAACACCATAACCACCTAAGTGGGTTGGCAGATACCAATTTGGTTGAAACCACGATTTCTTCCAGTCCTTACTCCATCGTCCGAAAGCAGCAGGAATCGAGGCTGCGGTCCAAGAACAATTCTTGACCATACGCGACAATTCCCCTCCAATCTGTTCTGGGGTGACAGCCTTCTCGCCTCCAGCAACACGTGCCTTAATGTTATTACCCTTAATGAGTCTTAAATTCAAGTACCCGCGGCGCTCCATAGAGCCCGCACGTCGAAGATACAATTGCGAGTTGATTATACAGCAATCAGGAGAGATATAATTCTTCCCCTGAGAAACCTTAAAACCAACTTTTGCGGAAACATCCTTAAAGATCTTAATCAGACCTAAAGGACCCTTAAAAAGGATATCGTCACCATTAACTAAAGCATACTTGATGATCAAGTCTGCTCTTCGTTGCCGATCGATACGTTCTCCCACATTGAGCCACCCAGGCTCCGCAACCCACACCTTCAACGAGTGCTTCAAAACCGCTAAATTTATGACACAAAGAAGAGGAAAAGATAGAGTATGGCCCATCAATTGGCCCTCCTTCATCTCTAACTTCACACCAGTGAAGTTTCCTTTCTTGTCAGTAAACTTTAACGTTTCCTCATTAGGATAAATCATCCTACCCTTCGTCATCGACATATACGCTAGATCAAATAACGGATGCCACTTCAAAGCCTCAAAAGCAATGACAGTAGCATCACGAAATAAAAGATCCGTAGCCGCCTCATAGTCGCCCGAACACCACAACTCCTCACACACAAACTCGTCCATCTCTCGAACCTTCTCAAGAAGATTATCATGTAACATAGTACTCCACCTAGACTGTTTCCACCGGCTAAGCATAAACCCCTGAAGGGGCTGCAAAGCAGTAGCAACATATCCATCCGAAATAGAAATGTTACGAATCTTCCCAGGTTCGAAGATCGAAACGAAACGGACATCGTAAAGAGGGATAGCGAACTTAAACTTGTTCCCATCTCGAATTACCTCATTCACGTCCAACTTACCAGACATTTCGAGCGCGCTGATGTACGCATCCTCGAATGTTTGTTGTCTCCATTCATCGACGGCATGAACGAGACTAGGGAGTTTACCAAGACGACTCTCCTGAAAAACAAAGCCCTCAGTGGTATGAGCAATTGCTGGAAATAAACCTAACGCCCCTCCA